CCCCCCCGCGCCCCCCCCCCCCCCCCCCCCCCCCCCCGCCGCGGCGATTCCCGCCATTGTCGGCACGGCTCCGGCCGGTGCGGTCAATACGCTGACCGTATGCGCCGCCGCCCGTGATTTCTTGCAATTTGGCGGCAACCTGACCGGCAAGGGTTTTACCTTGCCTGATGCCGCACATATTTGGACGCGTTACGGCAGCGGTGTCGCCTATGTCGTCAATGTGTGCGATCCCGCAAAACATAAGACAACCGTCAGCGACGAGATATTGAAGATCAATCCCGATACCCTGACGGCCAAAACTGCCAAGCCCGCTTTGCAAAGCGGCTATACGCTGACAGACGGCAGTAATGCGCTGACCGAAAATACGCACTACACCATCAATACGCTGACCGGTGAGATTACCTACAAAACCAAGCCGACCGCCCCGAAAATCAGCTACACCTATACCGACCCGACGAAAGTGACCGAAGCCGACATCATCGGCGCGTATGTGGCGGCAACCGGCAAACGCACGGGGCTGGAACTGTTGACCGAAGGCTTCGCGCGCCAGGGTGCAGACGCGAAAATCATCGTTGTGCCGGAATACGACAAAACCGCCACCGTCCGAGGGGCGATGGAAGTCGTTGCCGGAAAGCTCAAAGCCATTGCCTATGCAGCCGCGCCGAAAGGCACGACATTGAGCAAGGCTTTGGAAGGACGCGGGCCGTTGGGCAGCATCAATTTCCAAACCTCGTCCGACCGTGTGCAGCTCTTCTTCCCTTATGTGACCGGTTTATTGGGTTTGGAAAGCCTCGCCACCCATGCGGCAGGATTGCGGATGAAAACCGATGTGGAACAGGGCTACTGGTTCAGCATCTCCAACCGCGAGCTCTTGGGTGTGACGGGGATGGAAATCGGTCTGACCGCTCGTGCGGACGACCCGCAGTCCGAAACCAACCGTCTGAATGAAAAAGGCATTACGACTGTATTCAACAGCTATGGTACGGGCTATCGTATGTGGGGCAACCGCCTCGCCTGCTTCCCGGCTACATCGCATATTAAAAATTTCGAAGTGGCACAACGCACCGGCGACATTATTGACGAGTCTATCCGTCGTTTAGAGTTGCAGTATGTTGATAAACCGATTGATGCAGACGATCCGAATGCCTTGATTGACAGCCTGCTTGAGAGCGTCCGCACCTATATGTCTACGCTTAAATCTATTGTGGGCTTCTCGGTGGATTTGGACTATGAATACGATTTAGTCGATGCGTTTAGCAAAGGGCAGGTCCCCATCGTTTACGACTACACGCCGAAACTGCCGGCCGAGCGTATTACCAATACCAGCGTGATGACCCGCAAGTATCTTATCAATTTGGTATCGGCTAACTAAGGTCGGCTGAAAAGGAAGAAATATGTCTGCAATCAATGCAATCTACAATGCCAACATCTATATCGACGGCAACAGCCTTTTGGGTAATGCATCCGAGTTTAAATTGCCTGAGTTTGAGTTTGGTCAGGACGACTTTACCGGTTTGGGTATGGTCGGCACGATTAAGCTGCCAAACGGCGTCGAAGCCCTGGAAGGCGAAGTTACTTGGAACAGCTTTTATCCTGAAGTGGCTAAGAAGGCATCCAACCCATTCAAGGCCGTGCAACTGATGGTGCGCGGCAACCTGCAAACCTTTAATGCAGCAGGTTTGGCGGAAGAAGTCCCCATCGTAACTACGGTAACGGCGATGTTTTCAAAAAACGCCTTGGGCGGTTACAAGCCTAAGGAAAAGGCGGAATTCAGCTCAACCTACCAGGCGACAGAAGTCCGCCAAGTCGTCGGAGGGCGCGAAGTGCTGTACTACAACGCGATGAAAAACATCTACCGCGTAGACGGTCAGGACGTTTTGAGCCAAATGCGTAAAAACATTGGCGCTTAATCTTTAAATCGGATTAAAAGCCGTTTCAGACGACCTTTGACACAATCACCGTATCTTTACCGATACGGTGATTTTTTATTTTTATAAACGTTTTGGAGATGGAAAATGAATGAAGCCAAGCAGTTGCAAGAAGATTTGGGTGTGAATACCGTTGTGAAACTGAAATATCCGGTCAGACTGGCGACGGGTCAGATGTTGGAGCAGGTAACCGTCCGCCGTCTGTGTGTGGGTGATTTGCGCGCCGTCTCGCATCTGACGAATGAGGCGGAACAGGAACTGGCCCTGTTTGCCCGCATGACAGGCATGATTCCCGAAGACTTGGATTGTTTGGATTTGGTGGATTGGAAACAGTTGCAGGAAACGTTTCGTCGATTCGCGGAATCCGACCAAGACAAATAGTCCACCTCTTTCAAAGGCTGAAGCGCAGCGGCAGTTACTGTCTGCCGCTGCTGATTTGGCATGGTGGTTCGGTTGGAGCGTGGCTGAGGTTTATACGCTGCCGCTGGACGAATTTGTAGACTGGCAGAAAGAAGCAACCCGCCAAATGAAGGCGGGTTATCAAAGAGGCGGGATTTAGAATTTCAGAGCCGTGCCGTTCGCGGTGCGGCTTTTGATTTTGTCTTTAATAAATATTGTTGCAGCCGATAAACCGCCAACCAGCACTCCGACAATAAATGTAGGAATGAATCCGACAAGCAACCAAGCTATTGCCCCTAAAAAACATGCCAGCAGCAGAACGGGCAACATGACGGCAAGGTCGGCAGGCGTATTAGTTATAACAGCCCAAGCAATGCCCAGCATATAAACGGCAAACAGACCTTTTGCCGCCAGGTCGCTGACGCGGTCAAACACAGTTTCATATTTGCTGTTGATATACATGGCCATCCCTTTCTTTTCTCGAACAAATTCTAAATTGCAGACAGTCATATGGCAAGCGGTTTTTCTTTAGGCATTACCATCGGCGCATCGGTCGGTGGTGCAGTTGCCGGTATCAAATCAGTCAAGTCGTCTTTGGACGTTTTGGATAAAACAGTCAAAGGTCTGGCGGCACGGCAAAGCCTGCTTGGCGAAACGTTGCAAAATCCTCTACGGATGAGCCGCAAACGTGTTGGCGAACTTAGACGAGAATATGACCAGCTTGGTCAGACTATCGCCAAAATTAACCGCAAACGCAGCCTCGTTGCTGATTTGCAGCAGCAGAAACAGGCTCATTACGACCGCCGCCGCGCGATCAAAGACGAATTTTGGGGAGCAGCCGGAGCTGTAGCAGGGGTGGCATTCCCGGTGAAACTGGCCGTCGAATTTGAATCGGCAATGGCAGATGTCAAAAAGGTCGTTGATTTTGATACGCCCAAGCAGTTTAAGGAAATGGAACAGGACATCTTGCGCCTGACACGCACTATCCCTATGGCAGGGACAGAGCTGGCAAAAATCACTGCATCAGGCGGTCAGCTGGGCGTGGCGCGCAAAGACTTGCCTAAATTCACAGAAACCATCGCCAAGATGTCGGTAGCGTTCGACATGGCTGCCGATCAGGCAGGTGACAGCATGGCAAAACTTGCCAATGTCTATCAAATACCAATCGACCAAATCGGCAAACTGGGCGATGCAGTCAATCATTTGTCCAACTCAAGTCCTGCCAAGGCGGGCGATATTATTAATACGCTCGGTCGAGTGGGTGGCGTTGCCAAACAATTTGGATTGACTGAAATTCAGACAACCTCTTTATCCAATGCGTTTATCAGCCTAGGCAAAACGCCTGAAATCGCCGGTACGGCAATTAACGGCATGTTGACCAAATTAATGACCGCAGATAAGCAAGGCGCGAAATTCCAACAAGCCCTGAAAAATATGGGCATGGAATCAAAAGATCTGAAGAAAGCCATCAAGGAAAACGGCGAGCAGGCGTTGATGGACTTTTTGAAACAGGTCGGAAAACTGCCGAAAGAAAACCAAATGGGCGCACTGGTTGATTTGTTCGGTTTGGAATATGCCGATGATGTCGCGGTATTGGTTGGCGGGTTGGAGACCTATAAGAAATCAATCGACGAACTCAAAAAAACCTCAAAAGACGGTAAACCTGCGTTTATCGGCAGTATGGATAAAGAGTTTGCCGCCAGGTCTGCCACGACAGCAAACAACTGGCAAATCTTTAAAAATAGTTTGACGGAAATCGGTATTACAGCGGGCAGCGTATTGTTGCCCGCGCTCAATCAGCTGATGACGACCATCCGCCCGATCATAAACAGTTTTGCAGATTGGGCATCAAAAAATCCCGAAGTTGTATCCGCACTCGTGCATCTTGCGGCAGGGTTTGCGGCGTTGAAGGTCGGTGGGCTAATGTTCCGTTTTGTCGGGAATGAGTTGTCCGGGTTTATGGTGTCGTTCAGGCTTGCAAAAGCCTTGCTCGGCGTTGACTGGCTTGCCACCGTTATCAGGTTTAAATCAGGAATTGGTGCGCTGGCCCGTATTTTCGGTGTGGTGAGAACGGCGGCGACATTGCTGGGTAGCGGATTGATGACTTTAGGTAGATTTTTGCTGTTGTCCCCAATAGGCATTGCTTTGTCTCTGCTCGGTGTCGCCGCCTATATGCTCTACCGCAACTGGGATACCGTAGTTGCCGGTGCGAAAGCATTGTGGCAAGGCCTGGGCGTTTTTGTCGGCGGCGTAGTCAATACTATTGTGTCTTTTTTCGGTACTTGCTGGGAGCGCATCAAAGCTTATTTCGGCGGCGGTATCGGCAATATCTCGGCGCAGATACTCAGGTGGTCGCCGCTTAATCTGTTTTATCAGGTATTCCGCGGCGTTATGTCTTGGTTCGGCGTGCAGTTGCCGTCCAGCTTCACGCAGTTTGGCGCAAATATCATCCAAGGGCTGTGGAACGGCCTTAAATCCAAATTTGAGGCGGTCAAGGCATGGTTTGCCGAGAAGGCGGCATCGCTAAAACAAACATTTGCCGGTGTGATGGGCATCCACTCGCCCAGCCGCGTTTTCCGCCGATTTGGCGGATGGATGATGGACGGTCTGCAAATCGGCTTGGACAGGGGCGCGGCGAGTCCTATTGCCTCGATGGCCGGTGTAGCCGGTCGTCTGAAAAGTGGTTTTGCAAACCATATGGGACAAATGGCGGCGCGGGTATCATCTGGCCGCGCTGCATTTGCGGATGCGCGCAGCTCCCAGTCAACGGGTGGGATGACCATCAATTACAACCCAACCATCAATGCGCCGGGCGGTAATCCTCAGCAGATTGAGGCTGCGCTGCAAATCGGTTTGCGCGAATTTGAGGCAATGTTTCGCCGCATGATGGACGACAAAGCACGGAGGGCTTATTGATGTATGCGATGTTGGGTGATGTGCGATTTGAGCTTTTAAACAGCTTCACATCGCTTGAGGCGGAACATTCGGCGAACTTTGCCAAGCATGAGGTCTTGAAAGGCCGACCGCGGCTGCAGGCCTTGCAAAACGAACTGACGACGCTGCGTTTTTCGCTCAAGCTGCATTGGCGGCTGGGCAATCCCGATACGGCTTATAAAGGTCTGCTGTCGGCTTTGGAGGCGCAGCAGGCGGTGTCTTTGGTTTACGGCAGCGGCCGTTTTGTCGGATGGTTTGTACTTGAGCGGCTGACGGAGCGCACGTTAATTCAGGATGCGCAAGGCCGGACGGCGGCGCGGGAGTTGGATGTGGAGCTGACCCAGTTTGTCGGCGACCCGAATAATCCGCTCCCGACCCCGGCAGTCAAGTCGGGCGGGAAAAATCCGCTCTTGTCCTTATTGCCGGAGAGCGTGCAGGCAAAAGCGGGCAAATTGATTTCGGCGGTGGAAAAAGGTGTGAAAATTTACCGTGCCGCCGAAGCAGGCATCAGCGATATGCAGAATCTGATACAGGCTGCCAAAAATCTGAAAAACGACCCGTCAGGGGCATTAAACCTGTTAGGGGACGCACTCAATATTGGCGGCAGCACTTTAGGACGGCTCAATGCCTTGCCGGAGGTAACAGCGGTTTTCGGCGACCTGAAAGGCGCGGCTGAATTTGCATTGCAGGCAGGTCAAGCGGCTAACAGGCTGGGCGGTGCCGTTGGGGCATTGCGTGCCGGGTATGAGAGCGGCTCCATCGGCGGCTGGCTGGCTGCCGTCGGAGACGGTGTTGCCGAGGCATCTGATGCGATGGCAAACGGCTCTGCCGCTGCCCAGGCTTTGACCGGCTGGCTGGCGGCAAGAAAGGATAAATGATGAGTGCGGTAATACGCTACACCACTCAAGACGGCGACCGCTGGGATTTGATTGCGCACAAGCATTACGGCAATGCGCTGTTGATTGACGGCCTGATTGCGGCCAATCCTCACTTGCCGTTGGCGGCGGAGTTTACGGGCGGCCTCACGGTCTTTGTCCCTGTGCTCGAAACCAAACCGAAGAACAACCAAGAGGAGCTGCCGCCGTGGATGCGTTAGGTGCGTTTTTAAAATCAAAAGGCCTTGACGGCGGCGGCAGCACTCATCCGGTTACCATGCCCGATTTTGTCCTGTCTTACGAAGACAAGGATATAACGGCAGATGTCGCGCCTTATCTGATTGCGTTCAGTTATACCGATTACCTTGAGGGGCAGTCGGATGAGTTGCAGGTTGAGTTTGAGGATGCGGACGGACGCTGGCTGCGTAATTGGTATCCCGAACAGGGCGATGCTTTGTCTTTGAGCCTGGGCGACCAATTTACCGGGCTGTTGTCTTTTGGCAAATTTGAGATTGCCGAGATTGAGTACAACCATCCGCCGTCGACTGTCAGCCTTAAGGCCCTATCGACCGGGATTACCAAGTCCAGCCGCACTTTGCGCGGCAGGGCGTATGAAAATACGACTTTGGCCACCATTGTCCGTCAGGTGGCTGCCCGTTTGAAGCTGGAGGTAACGGGTACGGTCAAAAACATCCCCATCAAACGGGTGACGCAGTATCAAGAGCGTGATATTGAGTTTTTGGCACGTTTGGCGCAGGAGTACGGCCACAGCTTTAAAATCGTCGGCAACAAACTGGTCTTTGCCGATAACGCCGAACTAAAACAACGTCCTGCCGTTGCCGTATTGCTGCCCGAGGACATCATCCGTATCCGCCTTCGCGATTTGATTAAGGGTGTGCCGTCCAAAGTAGATGTCAAAGGCTATGACCCAAAATCCAAACAGACCGTGTCGGCGAGCCGCAGCAGTAAATCAAGACGCGGCAAAGCCAAACACGGCAGTACGGGCGATACATTGCGTATCGTGCCAAATAAGGGTGAGAGCGCGGCGCAATTAAATGCCAGGGCAGATGCCAAATTGGCGGATGCGCAGGACGACCAATGTGCGGGTACCGTTACACTGGTCGGCAATGCGCTGTTGGTGGCAGGTCAAATGGTACGGCTTAAAGGATTCGGCAAGTTTTCGGGTAAATATCTGGTCAAGCAATCAAGACATGATTTCACACGCCACGGCGGATGGACGACCGAATTGGAGATCAAAATGACGGAGTATGTCGCAGACGAGGATAAAACCAATGCAAACCCATGATTTTACAGCAACGATGCAATTCGGCATTGTATCGGCGATTGATGCGGCGGCGCACAGTTTGCGGGTAAAAATCCCCGTACTCGACGACATGGTAACCGACTGGCTGCCTATGGCGACCCCTGCGGCGGGGGGGGAACCGTTTTTTAGCCCCCCCCCCGGGGGGGCGCCGGGGGGGTGCCCTGCGGGGGGGCGGGGGGGGGCCGGCTGCGTTATCGGCGCGATTTATAATGCCTCAGATAAACCGCCGGTATCCGACCAAAACAAATGGGTCAAACGGTTTACCAACGGCACGGTCATCTCGCATGATCGCAGTAGCGGCGAGGTAGTCGTTGAGACGCCGGGCGAAGTCCGAATCAAAGCGGCGAAAAAAGTAGACATCCAATCGCCGGAGACGGAAATCACGGGTAATGCGACAGTAAAAGGGATGTTGACTTATACCGCAGGTTTGACGGCCAGCAATGACGGCGGCGGCGATGCGGCAAATATCAACGGTACAGTCAACATCACCGGCGACCTCATCGTCAACGGCATCAACATCGGCAAGCACATCCATGACGGCGATTCAGGCGGGCAAACCGGCGAGCCGAAAAATCATTAAACCGCATTAAAAGGCGTTTCAGACGGCCTTCTCTACAATCCCTGTATCTATAAGCGATACAGGGATTTTTTGATGTTTTACGCCGCGCCTATCTCAAAACACTGGCAGCTCGCGCCCGAAGGCTCGGGCGTGGTTCAGGGTGCGGACGACATCGACCAATGCATCCGCAACATCCTGTCCACCCGCAAAGGCGCGGACGTTACCCGTCCTGATTTCGGCTCCGACCATTACAAATGGCTGGACACACCGGAAGACGTGTTTGTCCCGAATGTCGTCCGCTCGACCATGTTGGCAATACAGACGTGGGAAAAGCGGGTAGTGGTTGAAGACATTATTTTCGGCGGCGCTGCGCCTCATCTGACCATGACGGTTTACTGGCGCGTCGCGGATGAGGTGGCGGGCGAGATTTATAGCACAGACATCAGATTGGAGCAGGCGGCATGGATTTGAGCAAACTCAATCGGGACGAGGTTAAGGCGGTTCCGGACGACCTGGCCGAAATTTTGGCGCAAACCATTACGGATTATGAGTCCCGTAGCGGTAAAACCCTGCAACCCGCCCACATCGAGCGGCTGCTCATCAATACCTATGCCTATCGTGAGACCTTGGTGCGCAAAGCGGTCAACGAGGCCTACCGACAGCAGCACCCGCGTTTTGCAACGGGGCTGATGCTAGATTTGTGCGGCGATGACGTCAACACCCCGCGGCTTGAAGCCTCCGCCGCCAGATGCACCATCCGTTTTACGTTAGCTACCTCCAAAGCGGAGCCTGTTTTGATTGCACAAGGCACTCAAGTGGCCGCCGGGGCGACCGTGTTTCGGACGGTTGCATCCGGCACGCTCTCGCCGTCAAGCCGTACTTTGGATTTGGAGGCTGTCTGCCTCCAAACCGGCGTGGCCGGGAATGGTTTTGCCGCGGGGGGG